GCGCACCGTGACCCAGCTGCCGGGCGGCAGGGATTCGGGGTGGTCCTCGAGCGCGTCGGTGCTCTTGGCGCGCGCGAGCGCCTCGCGGAACGAATCCGCCATGCTCTCGCGGAGCGCGTTCGATTGTGCGATCGGCACCGCGACGTCGCGCGCGAGCAGAAGGGCGAGCGCCTCGCGGAAGTCGGCCGGCATCTCGTTCACGTCGGTGACGACGCGGACATAGCGCAGGTAGAGCTCGCCGGCGGAAGCACGAAGCTTGCGCCCCTCGATGCGATACTCGACGGCGCCCGCGCCCGCGTCGTTGTCGTGCACCGACACCGTGCGCACCCAGTCGCTCGGCAGCTGGTATTCGTGGGCGAAGCCGAACTCCGGCGTCGTCGCGAGTTGGGCGAGCTTCGCGCGCACGGTAGCGAAGTTCCAGGTATGGCTGCGCAGCAGATCGTCGCGCAGCTTGGGGTACAGCTCGCCGCACAAATTGGCGTTCTTCGAGCCCTCGTCGAGCGCGACGATGCGGCTTGCCCCGATCTTGACGAGCGCCGAGTTGCAGATTCCGACTTCCGATGCCATTTCAGACAACCCGAGCGTCGCGCCCGACGATGGCGCCCGAGCCGTGGAGCGCGCGGTACAGCTTCGCGAGCTCCGCCTGGATCTTCGGCGAGCGGTACTCGCCGCGCCGCCGCGGGTCGTCGTCGAATTGCAAGGCGTGCAGCTCGTCGAGCCGCGCGCGCACGCCGTCCTTGTCCGTCGGGTTGGCGGCGGCGTAGAGGCGCCGCGCAATTTCGGCGACCGCCCGCACCATCGAAGGATCGTCCCCGAGGCCGGAGCGTCCGATGGCCTCGATCAGCTCGGGCGAGGCCACCTCGGCGACCAGCCGCTTGGCGAATCCGATATTGGCGTCGTACTGCGCGCCCCATTCGCGCTTGAGCGACTCGAGAGCGGGCGCGGCCTCATTTTCGGCGGCGGGCGGCGGGTCGGATGCGGCCGGGGGAGCCTGGTCGGGCGGCGTTTCCGGCGCCGTGCCGGGTGCGATGGGTGCTTGGTCGTCGGGCATGAAAAGCATCTCCGGTTCTGGGATTGAAATTGACCGGGCGGGGCGGCCGACCCGCCCCGCCCGGTGAGCGCCGCGACGGATCAGTCGGTGTCGGCCACCGTCGCCCCGAGCAGGTCGTCCGAGATGTCGACCGCCGTGCCGTCGTTCGACAGCACGACGTGCAGCGACACGTCGGCGATGCCCGCGGCGAGGTTGTCTTCGTCGGTGGCCTGATAGACCCAGACGAGGTCGCCGACGGCGAGCTCCGCCACCTTGGCGTTGAAGTAGCCAGCGGTATCCACCGTCGCCGGGGTGTCCTCGGTGACGTAGTGCCACACCTTGAGCGGGTGCTTGCCCCCGACATACGACCCGAGGGCCATGTAGGCGTCTTTGTAGGCCATGTTGCGTGCTCCTTGGGCTTACGGGATGGCGATGGTGTCGTTGACGCGGAGCTCGACGACGCCGGTCGCGTCGATGAGGGCCGCGCCCCCGCTCATCATGTGGTTGACGAAGTACGCGGCGCGGTCGCCGTGCCAGGTGATGTCGGCGGTGATCTGCGTGCCGCTCGCGTAGCCGAGGGCGGAGCGGTGGTAGACCATGTTGCGCGCCTGGGTCGTGCCCTTGCCGGGCAGACCGGTGTGGACCATCCAGTGGATGCCCATCCAGGTGCGCGGCTGGGCGCCCGTGAGGAACGGCAGGTCCTTGCCGACGAAATCGGCGTCGGCGAACTCCGGCACGGTCATCGCGATCGACCACGAGCGCGGCGTCAACAGGCCGAACCGGTGCCCGTCGCGCGGCACGTCGTTGTCGTCGAGCTTCTCGGACGCCTGCAAGAGAAGCCCGCGCGTGATCGCGGTCGAGAAATCGCCGACCGAAACGGTCGTCGCGTCGGCCGCCGTGAGGATCTGCTCGTCGGCCTTGCGGCCGAGCGCCCAGGCCCCGCCGTTGGCGATCGCCTCGCGCTCGTCGTGCTCGGCCTTGTTCTCGTCAAGCCGGTCGACCCAATCGCCGGCGTAGAAATCGGCCAGGGTGCATTCGACGGCGTTGTGGCTCTGGTTCATCGGCGTGATCGCGCCGTGCCTCGCCTTGGTCGTCGCCGCGCCCTTGCCGATGATCTGGAACGTGGTGGACGAGCCCACCACGCCGGTCTGGCGGCGGACGGTGGATAACAGGAAGGACCCGCGCCGCTGGAAGGTCTCGTGAACCTCGCGCTCGTATTGGCGGACGAAGCTCTCATCGATCGAAGTGCTCATCGCTCCTTCTCCGATTGGACGTTGGGGTGAGCACGCCGCGTGGTGGGCCGGTCGGGGCGGCGCGGTGGGCCCTCGGCGGCAAGCACCGTGAGGGGTCGCGACGCGGCGACGAACGGGACACTTGGTGTGCGGTGAAATCGGGCCCGAGGGTCGCGACGGTCGCGCGGTGGGCCTTGGGCCGGCGTTCTTTGCTTACCCCCCTCCCCAACCCTCCCCCTCAAGGGGGGAGGGGGTTTAGGTGTACGTCCCCGCCCCCCTTGAGGGGGCGGGACAGGGTGGGGGGTTGATCAGCGGATCACGCGCGCCTTCCGTCGGCGCCGACGATCGGCGCGTCGCCGTGCAGCGAGCGGTACAGCTCCTTCAGTTCGGCCTGGACCTCCTGCGACCGGTAGCGCTCGCGCTGGGCCGGGTCGTCGGCGAACTGCCAGGAGTGGATTTCGTCGAGCCGTTCCTTGGCCGAGGCGCCGGCACCCCCCGCCCCGCCCAAGTGAACCTCGTCCTCCGCGAGCGCGCGGCCCACCGAAGCGGCGAACCGGACGAAGGACGGCAGCGAACCGAGCACGGTACCGCCTTCGAGCGCGAGGTCGAGGAGCTCGTTCGGATCGCCCCGGTGGAAGCGCGCCACGGCGCGCGCGGCGAGCGCGCGGTTGCGCTCGAACTCGGCGCCCCATTGTCGCCGGAGCTGGGATTCTGCCGCCTCGCGCGCGCCGTTGTCGGCGGCTTGGCGCGCCTCGCGAGAGGCTTCGGCAAGGCAGTTCCATCCCTCGTTCAACTGTTCGGCTTGGGTCGGCGTGACGCCGGCGGCGTGGAACAGGCGCGCGATCTCCGCCTGGAAGGCGCGGTCGGCGTCGTTCGGTGCGGCGCCTTCCGGTGCGCGGAACGCGTAGCCGTCGGGCGAATCCGGCACGCCGAGCCGGCGGCGGAACGCGGCGATGTCTTCGGAAGAAGCCTCCTCGCCCGGAACGACCACGGCGTTCGACAGCTTCTGGCGCAGATCGAAGGCGGCCTTGACCGCATCGCCCGGGCCCGCGAACCGGCCGGCGAATTCGCGGAGCCGCGAATCGACGATGGCCTCGCGCCAGTCGGGCGCGGCGGCGCCCTCGCCCGCCGCAAGTTCGGCTTCGGTCTCTGCCATGCGTGTCATCCCCGTTCGTCATCCCGTGCGGGCGGCGCAGTCAAGGTCACCAGGATGCGAAGCCCGATATTGCGTTCGCCGTCGCGGAAATAGGTTTCGTGCGGGTCGCCCGGCGCGGCGACGCGCTGGTACATGCGCGTCCACTCGAAGATCTGCCACAGGACGCGGTTGCCCTGCTCCGGCGTCGAGTGACCCAGGAACACGGCGCGGAAGTCGCGGTAGCGGTCGGGTTCGCCGTAGCGCTCGCCGAGCCGCGCCTTGATCAGCGAATCGAAGAACGCGATCGGATCGGGCGGCGCCGGACGGCGACGGAACAGCCGCATCACTTGCCCGCCTGCGCGGCCGAAGCCGCTTCGTCGCGGCGAAGGCCCGCCCCGGCGCGGCCAAGCCCTTCGGCGATCTCGACCGCCTGGCCCGCGCCTTGCAAGAGTTCCACAAGCTGCTGGCCACGCAGCCGCGCCTCGCGCATCTCGAACACCTCGCGCTGCGGACGCAGCCAGCCGCGCGGTAGCGCGAAGATATCGGGCAGGTCGCGCGCGATCGCATCGGTGTCGAAATTGTCGATCAGCTCGGGATTGGCCGAGAGGAATGGCGCCAGCAGCTCCATCGCGCGCGCGGCGCCGGCCGCCTCGATCTGGCGTCGCGCCTGCGCGACGGCGGAGGCCACGTCGAACCGGAGCGGACAGCCGCGAAGGCGCAGCGGCGGATCGCGAAAGACGCGCGCCCGGGCGAGGATACGGAAGCATCGCCGCGGCACGACGCCGATATAGTCGGCCTCGAGCCGGCCGATCACGGGGCCGACGGTGCGCAGGAACTCGTCCTTGCGCTCGAGGATCTCGGTCGCCGTCATCTGCGGCCCGTCGACCGGCAGGTTGAAGACGTTGCGGAAGAACGCGGCCTCGATCTGGCGCCGCGTGTCGTTCTGCATCTCGCGCCCGAGCGGAATGTTGCCGCCGGTTTCGAGCGGTGCGATCGGGCGCGTGCCGCCCAAATCGCGGATCGCCTGGGCGTCGATATAGCTCACCCCGCCCGGAAACGTACGCGCGGTGCCGATCACCGCGTCGTTCACCTGGACGAGCGGCGGATCGACCGCCTTGTGACCGGCGACGAGGATCGTCTTGCCCATCTGCTGCAACGTGTTCGCGTCGGGCAGCGCGATCATGCCGGGCGAGCGGCCGTAGGTCTCGCCCGTGGCGGTGTCCCAGCGCGGCACGGCGAACGGGAACTCGTGGAATCCGGACCCGCCGACCTTATGTTCGGATTCGACGTCGATGACGACGGAGGCGAACGGCAGGTTGACGGCGTCGGCTCGCCGCGGGTCGCGGTCGGCCCGCGGCAAGACCGCCTGCAGGAACGTCACTGGCCGGTCGGGTTCGCCCTTGGCGATGGCCTCGCGCGTCTTGGCACCGACCCTGTCCTCGCCGAAGCGCTGCACCGCCTGGCGCGCGGTGAGGCGCATCCTGAGGAACAGCGTGTCGACCTCGCCGTCCGCGTTCTCGCAGATGAAGGCGTCGCGCAGGTGCGCGGAACGGAAGGCGAGGCGGTCGAGCGCGCGGGATTCGCCGATATAGAGCACGCCGGTGCCGAACGTGACCAGGTCGTCGTCCACCTCGCCCGAGCGCTGCACGAAGCGCGCCCGCGGGTTGTAGATCGCGGCGAACAGCCGGTCCTCGACATGATCGAGCCAGGCCCGCACCTCGTCGTCGCGGTCGATAGCCTCGTCTTCGGCGCGGACGCGGAACCAGCGGGCGGTCTTGGGTTTCAGGAGCCCGTCGATGGCGGCCGCGAGCCCGCGGCGCGCCAGCATTGGCGTTCCGTCGAAGATCTTGT